ATCCACAGACAAGAAATGAGTTTTTCAACAAGACTTTGAATGTCTTTACAAACTCAATGAACGCTTATTTCAATCCTGATGAGTTTATTGCTTCAGACAGTTGCTATGATTGGACCTTAGAGGAGTTGGCACGCTTACCTATACAGTGGTATGGTGGAGCTGACTTATCAAGGTTGCATGACTTAACAGCAGCTGCTCTCTATGGTGTGTATCATGATGGTGAGAAAGACGTTGATATTTGTATCACACACGCTTTCTTTCCTCGTATCAATGCTCAGAAGAAAGCCAATGATGACGGGATTCCACTTTTTGGGTGGAAGTCAGATGGCTGGTTGACAATGAGTAATACACCAACGGTCCTCTATGATGACATTGTTAAATGGTTCATCAAGATGAGAGAGAAAGGGTTCAAGATTGCAGCAGTCGGGATGGATAGAAAATTCGGTCGTGAATTCTTGACCAAGATGAAACAAGCTCGGTTCAAGATGATTGACCAACCTCAGCTTTTCTATCTAAAATCCGAGGGATTCAGACGGATTGAGTTCAAAGTTAAGAATAAAGAGTTTTACTACCTTCATTCAGATGCTTACGAATACTGTGTGAGCAACGTTAGAGCAATTGAAAAGGTGGATGACGCTGTGCAATATGAAAAATTAGACGGTGACGGTGGTACTGCAAGAATTGACTTGTTTGATGCCAGCGTTTTTGCTTGCATTCAGGCTCTTGCAAACCTTGGTAAGAATCAGAATGTCATGAGCTTCTTTGATTAGGTGATTTATGAATGAAATAGTTTTATCAGAACATGACATTAACGTGTTAATCAACACAGGAAAAGTAAAAGCAACTTTAAATGGTAAAGAAGTCACTATTAGACAGTCATACAGAAAAGACCTTATGGCTGAACTTGTGAACTGGGATAAACAGATAGTTGATGTCAGTCAGAACGTTGTAAGAAATAGGCACTTTGATTCACTCTTTCAAAGCGCTGCACGCTAGAAAGGAGGTGAGAAAGATGGGGCTTTTAGATAGGTTTTTGAAACGTGGTAAGAGTCGAAGTGGAACGAATGTTATCACTCATTCAGATTTTGGGCTTTACATTGACGGTGATAGCTATGTGCCTTTGGCCCGCAATCCTGATGTGATTGCAGCGGTCAACAAGATTGCTGACATGGTATCTAACATGACCATTCATTTAATGGAGAATACCGATAAAGGCGATATCCGAATAAAAGACGGACTAGCTCGCAAGATCGATGTAAACCCATGCGACAACATGACTCGCAAAACTTGGATTTTCAAGATTGTGCGTGACCTGTTGTTATTTGGTGACGGAAATTCGGTTCTTCATGTCGAATATGATCCTGTGAATGATTACATTTTGAACCTAAGACCATTCGCAATGAGTGAAATATCTTTCAAAAGTGATGATGTTGGTTATATCGTGAATTATCGTGGTATCGACTACAACCCAAGCGAAATCGTGCACTTTGTAATTAACCCTGATCCAGATAATCCATTTATAGGGACTGGATACAGGCTTGCTCTAAGTGATATTGTTAGGAATTTAAACCTTGCTACTCAAATCAAAAAAGGCTTTATGAATGGTAAGAATGTTCCTAGCCTAATTGTTAAGGTTGATTCTTCGAGTGGAGAATTGGGTACACAAGAAGGGAGAGACAAGGTTGCTAAGAAATACTTAACAACAAGCCAAGCGGGTGAACCGTGGATTATTCCAGATGCTCTGTTGAGTGTAGAACAGGTCAAGCCACTCAGTTTGAAAGATATTGCTATCAATGAATCTGTTGAAATTGACAAGAAAACAGTTGCTGGACTTTTGGGAGTTCCAGCTTTTATTTTGGGAGTTGGTAGCTTTGACAAAGAAGAATACAACAACTTTGTCAATACAACGGTCATGAGTATTGCTACGACAATCACTCAGACCTTAACTAGAGACTTACTTGTTTCAAACAATCGGTATTTCAAATTGAACGCTCGCTCGCTTTATTCGTATGACATTACAGAATTGTCATCAGTTGCTGAACAGATGACTAAAAGCATGGCAATGCGTCGAAATGAGTGGAGAGATTGGCTTGGGATGCCGCCTGATCCTGATATGGATGAGCTCCTTGCTCTTGAGAACTTTATTCCACAAGATAGGCTTGGGGACCAGAAGAAACTGAAAGGGGGTGAGGAAGAGAATGAACAAACGGAATAGTTATCGTACCGCTCAATTCAAGACACGAGAAGAAGCCGATACTGGTGATTTGATTTTGAGTGGGTACTTTATCAAGTTTGATGAAGTAACTGAACTGTGGCCTGGTTATTTTGAAGTGATTAAGCGTGATGGTGTTGAAAAAGCCATCAAAGGAGCTGACATCAGGGCATTGTTTAACCATGATGATAATTTAGTGCTTGGTCGTACTGGTAACGGGACGGTCACTTTGGGAGTTGATGAAATCGGACTTTACGGTGATATCATCATCAACAAGGATGATCCGCAAGCTGTTGGGGCCTATGCTCGTGTTCAGCGTGGCGATGTGATTGGATGTAGCTTTGGTTTCATCCCAATCAAAATCAATACGGAAGAGCAAGCAGATGGTTCGTACCTGGACACTATCTTAGAATTAGAAATCTTTGAAGTGAGTCCATGTACTTTCCCAGCCTATCCGCAAACGGAAATTGCTGCACGACAGAAAGACTTTGAAAGTCAACAGCGTGCCAATCGTGAAGCGCTGGACAAGCGCAAGAAAGAAATTAAGGAGAAATTTAACCTATGCACAAATCATTGATTTTAGGCGCTCGTATGCGCAACAAAGCAGACAAAGTGGTAGAACTTGAAGAATCAATCAAAGAATTGAACAAACGCTCTGAACTTGAAGCTAAGAAATTGGAACAAGCTGGAACTGACGAAGAAGTTTCAGCGGTTGAAAAGAACCTTGAAGACATCCAAAAAGAATTGGATGAAAAGGAAGCAGAAAAAGAACAACTTGAAAAAGAAATCGAAGATTTGAAAAATCAAGTTGAAGAACTAAATCGTAAGGCACCGACTTACCCAAGTCAAGAAAAACGTGGAGGACAGAAATTGGAACAACGTGACGCAATCGCTAAATACATTCGTACTGGTCAAACTCGTGATATCGTAGGCTTGAAAACTACTGATTCAGGAAGCGCAGCTCTGATCCCGACTGAAGTACTAAAACCTCACTTCCTTGAAAAAACACGTAATCCACTTTTGGATCTTGTGGAGCGTGTGAAAGTTAACAGTGGATCTGGTAAATATCCAGTTATCAAGAAAACGGATGGTGTAATGGTTTCAACAGATGAATTGAAATCAAATCCAGAACTCGGAAAACCAGCAATCAGTGAGATTGATTATTCAATCAAGACTTACCGTGGATACATCCCTGTGTCACAAGAAATGATTGACGACGCAGACTATGACATCATGTCCATTGTTGAAGAAGAAGTGTTCAATCAAGGTGAAAACACTGAATTGTCATTAGTTACAGCTGTCCTCAAAACAGCTACCCAAGCAGATGCGGCTGGATTTGATGGCATTAAAGACATCTACAACAAGAAGCTTAAATCAATTTATAAAGCAAGCATCGTTGTAACTAAGTCAATGTTTGCTGCACTTGATAAGGTGAAGGACAAAGATGGGCGCTACATGCTTCAAACTGATGTAGCTTCACCTACTGGCTATTCATTTGGTGGGAAAACAATCTACAAAGTAGATGACACAGTTTTTGGAAACGAAGGAGACATGAAATTCTTCATCGGAGATGTCACTGAGTTCGTCAAAGAGTTTGACCGTACTCAAGTATCCGTTAAATGGGTGAACAATGACATTTACGGACAATTGCTTGGGCTTTTCATCCGTTTGGATATGAAGAAAGTAGATGAAGAAGCTGGATTTTTCGGAACATATACTGATGTTGTAGTTTAAGGAGGTAGTGTATGAGCTATAAAGTAATCCGTCCTTTCAAGGACTTGTCTGATCCTGAAAAACATGACTATGCTGTTGGCGATATCTTTCCTCGTGAGGGATATGAGCCCACAGATAGCTTTACCAACGGTCTTTTGACTGGCGCTAACACTGCTGGCTCTATCTTCCTTGATGTTTTGGGAGATGATGAGCCTAAGAAACCAGCCCCTGAAACAAAAGAAGTTAAGGAAGAGCCCGCAGTTGAGCAGGCAGAAACAGTTGAGGAAACTGCTGAAGAACCTGCTAAGGAAGTTGAGGAGTAAACATGGACGAAGGTCAGCTTTTAGAATTGCTGAAGCTTAAGCTGGGTATTTCAACTAACTTGAGAGACAAGCCGTTAAAAAAAATCATTTCAAGTGTCATTACCGAATTGACCGATAACCTCGGTATCGAGCTTGTTGGTGAGCGTGCTGACCATGAAATGTTTATCGTTGACTATGCTGCTTATCGCTATGAGGGTG